ACAAGCTCTTCAAATGACAGGTTGGACACTGATTCAATAGCTTCAGCGGTAGCTTCTGGATTACTCATAACTGGGACGCCATTTACGCTCGGCGGTGCGATACGAAGGACAATTAGCACAAAAGCACCAACTTTGTCAATAGTAAATTTTTATTGAGTTTACCACCAAAAGAATACCCATAGAGGGATTTCCTCTATGGGCATCTGAACATAAGCAAGCTGAAAACAAAACAGCGAGGGAATAAAAGCAGAATCTGATGAAATGTCAACCCTGTTTTTTCAACAAAATCAAAAGCTCATCCAGGGTGGCAACACTGCCAACAATCTTCATGACTTCATTCTGCTCGACGCATTGACGCAGATCACCGAAGAATCGCTCACGCTCATCCTGAATAAACTGGACGATTGTTTTGAACTCATCTCGATCTGAGAGTGCTTCGACAGCTTGCAGGATTGTTGGTTTTGGTAGTGGTGTCATTTCAGTCGTCCTTTCGGTTTGTTCTTGGATGTGCGAGGGAATCCTCGGTTTTTACTTACTGGCACAGAGGCGATATTGCAAGCACGATTGTCTTTGGGATTGTTATTCTTGTGATGAATATCTTTCCCATCACCTTTACATGCCATACCAAGTTTGACCGCTTTAGAACGAGCAGCATTACGCCCAGCCCGACGAGCAATCTGCTTCGGCTTGCTGTGGTATTCCTGATACTCTTTCTTGTAGTCTCTCATTTCATTAGCTTGCGTTTGGCAGCTTTCTTAGGCATACGACCCATCTTGATCTCGATCTCGACGTAGCCTTTACCTTTTTTGCCGTTCTTCTCTTTGCCGTATTCTTTGCCTTCGTGACCGCAGCCACCTGATTTCTTGTTTTTCATAGATTATTTACGTTTGGATTTTCCTGCTTCACTGAGAGCAATAGCGATTGCTTGCTTGCGATTCTTCACGACTGGTGCTTTACGAGGACCTTGTGGATCACGACCAGAGTGCAACTTGCCAGCTTTGAACTCGCGCATGACTTTCTTGATTTTGGTTTGTGCTTTTTTCATAGATTATTTCATTGATTTGCTCCCTCGGCACTTCCATTTACGACGAGAAAGATTGTTTGGGGAATTAGGATCAGATTTCCAATCGCCTTTGATCTTCGCGGAGCGAGCGCAGTATGCATCACCCTTTGCAGTGCCAGGGCGAATGCGATCACCACCGTCCTTCGCGGCTCCAGCTTGCCCATACTTGATCGTGCGTGTGCGACCAGTCTTTGGATTCTTTACTACTTTCGTGAAACGCTTTTCCATTACTTCATCTTTCGCTTGATTTTCCGATCCTGCTTTAGCATCTCTTTTGTTGGCTTTTTACCAGAGCCTTTGGCATCGCGGATGTTATCCCACATTCCTCGCTGAGAGCGAGAACCGTCTGCGCGTTTGATTAGTTTCTTCATCATTACTACTTAACAAGCTTGCGAACAGAAGATGACTGAGTGCCGCGAGCTTTTAATAAGTTAGATCGTGAAGGAGATGAAGATTGCTGAATTTTTGGTTCTTGAAATTTTCGCGCTTTTGCGCTACGTGCTAATGCGCCAGGGTCAGGCAATGCAATTGTTTCAATTGTAGCTTTATTATTGTAAGGAGCATAAGACGAACCAAACTTTCCTTTTCCAGATGGATTATATAAAGGATCTATTTCCACTGATCGAGTTTGCGCTGATGCCGCATCTCCAAACTTTTTATATTTTGGTAGCCCTTTTAATTTAGGGTCTACTGTATAAGTTGAATATTTGATTACTTTTCTATTTTTTTCTGGCATATTTTTATTGAGTTAATTATTTGTTGTTGTTTGAAATCACTGTTCCATTCCTTGAGTTGTTACGCCACCCATTTCAGCAGGTGCTGTTCCGATGCGTCCAATCTCAGCGTTCTGTGCCTGTTGTAGCTGGAATTGATACTGTCCTGCGTATTTCTGCAAGCGAGAAGCGAATGCCTCATCCTGCTGCGCTCTAGCGGCAACATCAGGTTGTTGGACATAGGCTTGCACCATCTGCATAGCGATCTGCGCTCCGTTTGGTTGAGCAGGGACTTCGATACCAGAGAAGATCTTGGAGAGGTCATCTGTGACGTTCTTAGCAATCTTCTGCTGGGCTTCTTCCACCGGTTGCAGCACGTAGTCAGCAAAGATCGGATTGATCGATGAAGCAGCGAACTCCAGTAGTTTATTCACATCAAGAATGCCATTGCGATCCAACTGGACAAGCGCAACCATGTTTTTCAGCTGAGTCTCTGCTGTATCAGGATCACTCGACAATGAGTCAAACGATACCATAATCGAGTAGTTCTCATCTGGGCTTCCCTTCGTCATCACTTGAGGATTAGGATTGCCAGTCACTTGGAAGAAGATTTCATCAGGACCCATGCGCTGATACAACTTCCATGCCATCGTGAGAACGTCTTTAACGTGATCAAGGAACTTGCCAATGTAATACTGTTGGCGAGCAGTCGAGAGAGGATTGGTAAGATCCAGACCGATAGCGCGATCGGCTTGTCCACGCATGGACATCTCGCTTTCAACGGAACCGTCATCTCGCGGAGGAATCGGACCGAAGGCGATTTCGCCCAGACGACGATACGGGACTCTGCGCCCAGGACCCCAGTCCGATGGGGGGCGACCGGCAGGATGCATGATCGGCGGCAATGTTGCCAGTGACGCACGATCGATGCGACTGTCTCTCTCGGTCTTAATCTGCATTTGGGGACCACGGAGAATATCTGAGAAGGTTTGCACCTCATACATGCGCTTCTGGTCGTTCGCCAGACGAGTTACCACGAATGGGTAGTCGTCGTAGCCATTGAGCAGTTCATGCTTGGCATAACCATCGGATTGTGGATGGAACACCGTGCAGTAGATTCCCTCGGAACCATCTTCCTCATCGATGAGACGCTGGTAGGCATAGACCACCATAACCAGGTCATTATCGTCGGTGATCGGGAGGCGAGTCTGCGTTTTGACTTTCTCGCCATCGAGATACATCGAGTCTTTGCCACGAAGATTCTCAATAGCGTAGTCCACCCACTTACGATCCCATCCTTCGTTGGTCACCTTTTTCTCAAGCTCCTGAGAAGTTAGGAATGTTCGCCAGAACATGTATGGTGCGCGTTGTGGATCTGAGATGTAGGATGGGAACATAACTTCACCATCGGGAGCGCAGGAGTAGACGACAGGGCAGTCTACCGTTTGACGAGCAAGTGGGATCTCTGCGTTTCCTTTTTCGCGCAGAGATTTGATTGCTTTCTTTGCTCGCTTCTTGGAAAGATCAGGGAATGAACTTTGCAGCATTTCGATGAGCATCTCATCGTCTTGCTCGCTCAAGATCATCTCGACGAGTTCGGGGGATGCTTGTTCGATGTCGCGCAGGTTGACGCTTTGCAGGTAGGTTCGCTTCTCACGATTCCAGCCGACATAAGTCACCATGATTCCCTTCTCCATCAGGTAGTTCCCACCAAGCTCCATTTGACGCTTGAAGTCAGGAATGTATGACGAGCGCATCCATTTCAGGAAGCCAGAGACAACTGCTGCCTTGGGCATTGCTGCCATCGATGTCGGGAACGCTTTGATATGCGAGCGAGAAAGTGCTTGGTCGAATAGCGCGACATACAGATCAATGCGCTCACCGATGACATTCACTTCCTGATCGGAAGCACCCTGCCACGGGAAAGCATTTGCGCCATTCTTGCGAAGGTCATCAGACTTGCCATCCCAGATGTTTCTGCGGTCATTGTAAGAACGCAGACAGGATTCAAAGTAGTAATCAAGATCTACCAAGCAGGTGTCATAAGCATTGGATAACGCACCAATGTCGGGTTTCTTATCAAGGTAGATAAGTGACTCGTCTTCTATTTGTTGAACGTCATTCATGCTAGGTATTGGTAGTAATCTTCAAGTTCGGAAGTAACGAGAATAACATCAACTTGCTTTCCGATCAAGCGTTTTGATATATTGGCAGGACATTTGACATTTACGCTAAATCCATCGATTCTTGCTCTCACCCATGTAGGATTATGGCAAACTCCGATAATCATTGCTTTCAATGGCTCTTGGGGCAGATCCTCAATAATCGGTTTTGCGACTTTTGCTGGTCTGCCTCGCTTTTTTGGTTCTTTTTTCGCACTCATATTAATAACCTCCACCTCCTTGGATTGTAACTAGACTCACAGATTCATCAACGTGATCGATGCCAGAAATAGCAGCATAGCGCAAAACGTCAATAACATCTTTCCATGCCTCTTTTAGTCCGCCTTCACCGGTGTATTCTGACAATCCTTGAATGATGTTCTCGCACTCGGAGCTAACGTAGAAGTGGGGACGATTGACGGAATCCAACGGTTTAGTTGTATCCCATGCCATTTTCCCGATCAGAGCTTGCAATCCGTCATCGATATCAAGACCTGGGGCTGGAATGCACACCATGCCAGCATCGTTCAAATCCTCGATGATCGATGAGGAACCATCTTGCACCTGATATTTGGCTGCACCAAGGCGAGGGTCGATTAGTCGTTCAAAAATCTCCTCTTCGCCTTCCATTTCCTCGATTAGTTCCACATAGTCTCGGATGCCATAACCTTTGCCCTTCGCTCCCTCTCCAGGCATCCACTTGCCAGATTTCCACTCTGCCCAGTCACCTACATCGACTCCAGGATATTCACGATACACCCACATTGTCCCAGACTCGTCCACGGCAATCCAGCACATAAACCAACTCTTGGCTCCAGCAGGATCGATAATGTGGTATCTGGTGACATTGTGCTTCGGAATCTTGTCGGGTTCGACCACGTTGACTACCTTGTTGAATTTCGGGAACTTGGTAGCGTGTGACTTCATCGGCACACCATAGGCGCGGATAAGGATCTCCTCCCGACTCCTGCCTTGTAGCGTCTCCTTGATGCGCTCATATCCACCAAAGGCATTGTCTTTCGAGTGGAAGTAATGCACGGACGCATTCAGCTTCTTGGACTTCTGGACGTAGGGAACCAACTCATTATTGAGCAATTCTGCCTCACGACTTTCGATGGTGGTTGCACCGTCAAGATATTCCTTGATGACTTCAGTCCATCCATCGATGGGTGTGAACGTCACAAGCATCTTGGAGTTACGAGTCGCCAGACGGAAGCGTAGGGTAGTGATTAGCTCAGGACCAAGAAGATACTCGTCCAGCCACACACCGATGTTGTGCCACACAGGGTTTCGAGATCCAAGCTCGGCACCCTCTAGAATTGTTGGGTTGTTCTGATACTGCGAGTAGGTCTTGAAGATGATCTGTGATCCATTTGGGAGGATCAGCGAGGAGTCAGTGAATCCTGTCTTCTTCTTGTAGGAGATGTAAGCATTTGCGCTGGTGAACTTGGTCTTCAGATACTCTGGCAACCATGCCCAGACTGCGCTTTGTTGCTGACGGATCGACACCTCGGATGTCTGCGCGAAACAGAATATCTCAGAGTTTGGATTCTCGACTGCAGCACGGACTACGGAAAATGCGCCCCATTGAGTTTTGCCCGATCGGTTTCCACCAAGTGCCAAGATCTCATTGACTTCCTTGAGTTGCTCCTCGGCTTTAATCCAGTGAGGAAGACGGAAGCCATATTGGTATGGGTCTTTTTCGGCATTCTCAATTGCTTCATGGTAGACGCGATGGATTGACAACAGTTCTTCTGGTGTCATCTCGGCAATCTCCTCATCTGTAGGAGGCTTGAGTATCTGATGTTGTCTCCAAATCATATGATCTCTGCGTCAACTACTTTGCCTTTAGCAAT